AATCACGAAAATTAGAGGACTTTGAAAATATGCCAAAAGCAATGAAAGACATGTTGTTTAAGCCACAAGGCAACGCTGGGGCTAATCCAGCACCACAAGCAACACCAACTCCTGCACAACCAGCACCAACTAAACCGGTAAATCAAGCGCCGACAGATCCGGTAGATAACACCGCACAAGTGCAGGCTGAATTAAATAAACGCAACGCTGACATTAAAGCCGTATTTGCACCGTTTGGTACTACGCACAATGATTTGTTAGTGGAGTGTTTAGGTGATTTATCAATTACTGCAGATCAAGCCAAAGACAAATTATTAGCAAAACTTGGTGCAGGTACAACGCCAAGCGCAACAGCAACGCCTTATGCAGGTAACGGCAACATCGTTGGCGACAGTGTGAAACAATCTTTGTTAGCTCGTGCGGGTATCGAGAAAGACAAAGCAGACGCCAAAGACAATGCCTACAACGCAATGACCTTGCGTGAACTTGCTCGTGCATCATTGGTTGATCGTGGCATTAGTGTATCGGGTCAAAATGCAATGAGCATGGTTGGTTTGGCATTTACCCACTCAAGCTCTGACTTTGGTCAAATCTTAATTGATGTGGCGCACAAATCCTTGCTTAAAGGTTGGGAAACCGCAGCGGAAAACTTTGATCAGTTTACCTCTCGTGGCACATTAACCGACTTCCGCGCGGCGAAACGTGTTGGATTAGGTGACTTTGGTTACTTACCGCAAGTCGGTGAGGGTGAAGAGTACACCTACGGCACAATTGGTGATGAGGGCGCTAGCGTTGCATTAGCGACTTACGGGCAATTATTTAGCATTACTCGTCAAGCAATCATCAATGACGATATGCACTTGTTGACAAAAATTCCTGAAAAAATGGGACAAGCTGCACGTGCAACCATCGCTAAATTAGTGTTTGCGTTATTAACCGGTAACGCGATTGCGCAAGATGGCAAAAAATTATTTGATGCCTCACACAAAAACTCATTTGATAATGCCGCATTAGATGTGGCCAATATTGATAAAGCAATTCAAATGATGAATGGCTTTGTAAATACTCGTGGTGAACCATTAGCGATTGAGCCTGATTTTATGTTGTTACCAACCTCACTTTATACTCGTGCTAAACAAGTTCTAGGTTCAGCAAGTGTGGAGGGGGCTGATATCAATTCTGGCATTATCAATCCAATCCGTGACATTGTGCCGACAGTTAAATCTGCACGTTTACAAGTCGCCGATCCGAAATCTTGGTACTTAATCAACAAAGAAGCAATTGAAGTTTCTTACCTTGACGGCATTGATACGCCATACATGGAGCAACAACAAGGTTTCACTGTTGATGGTGTATCTACCAAGGTGCGCATTGATGCAGGTGTTAACGTGATTGACTACCGTGGCATTGTAAAAGTTACCAATAAGTAACTTAACACACCAGAAATAACGACCGCACTTTTAACCGAAGTGCGGTTTTTTATTATCAAAATTAAAGGATCATTAAATATGTCTAAAAATTACCTACAAGACGGAAACACCGTGCGTTTTACCGCTACCGCTGCTGTAAAAAGCGGTGATGTAGTAATGTTAGAAAACCTTGCTGCAATCTCTGTATCTGATGTTGCACAAAATGAAACAGGCGTTGGCTTAACTACAGGTGTGTTTACGGTGAAAGCAAAAGCGGAAGATGACATTAAACAAGGTGCTATTGTTTACTGGTCAGCAACCGATGGTGCAACTATTACCGCAGGTAGTAACAAGCGTTTAGGTATTGCTTGGCATGCTAGTGGCGCATCGATGGGCACTGTAGATGTCAAGATCAACGCTTAGTCCGTTTGATGACGCACTCGCACAGGCGGACAAAGTCATATCAGATGTGATGATGTCCGTCTATGTTATCAACGGCAAAAAATACAAAGCTGTGCTTGATGAAAGCCCAAAACTAATGAGTGGCAATTACACCGATGATTACTTAATTAATGGCACGACGCGTACTCTCACTCTTTTTAAAGCATCAGGATATAAGCCAAAACTTGGAGATATCATTACTTCTTCAACAGAGGAATATGTTGTGCGAGGGTTTAGCTTTGAAGATAAGAAGATCGTGCTGCAATTGGAGTAAATATGGCGGTGAAAATTGAAGGGATGGCGGCATTACAAGCTAATATCCGAAAACTGGCTAATCAAGTCGCGCCTAAAGCGGCAGCAAAAGCGATTAATAAGGTGGCGAGAAATGCAATCAAAAATGGAACAAAAAATGTATCCAAAGAGATTCATGTGCCAGCTAAATTAATCCGCAAGCGAACTAAATTATCCCAAAAAGCAACAGCAAATCGACCAGTCGCAAAAATACGAGTTGATAGAAGAAATTTACCGTTAATTCGATTATTGGAAAACCCTAGACGAACCATGCGAGCGAGTAAAGGGCAAATCAGAATAGGCAAATATCAAATACAACGCGGTTTTATTCAAACTCTAGCAAATGGTCGTAAACACGTTATGCAGCGACAAGGTAAAGAGCGGTATTCAATTGATGTTGTTAAGATTCCGTTATCTAGACCATTAACAACGGCTTTCCATAATGAGTTAAAAGATTATTCAAGTCAGATCAAAGTCGAATTGACAAGAGAGTTGAGTGACATTTTTAAAAAATAGAGGATTAAATGCTAATTCATAAGAAGATTCGACATCAAGTGTCGGATATGCTCAAAAGCAGTATAAAGGGTGTTGAGAATATTTATTCTGGGCGCCCTTTATTTATTGATATTGACCAAGAAAAAACAGCTATTGCAGTGTTTCTTGATGAGATTTCGTGCGAAGAGGTAGATCTCTGTCATCACGAATATACCGCAGCCTTAAACATCGCGATTTATCTGAAAACCGCTTTAGGCGACGACGCATTAGATGATATTGCAGACAAAATCAAAGAGCGATTAAGCGTAGCTATATCTAATGATGAATTATCGGAAAACATTTCCGAAATTACTCTTATTAGCTACGAATACGAGCAAGATACGACGAATCGAACTTGGTTCGTTTCTAACCTTAAATATCAAATTAAGTATGAGGACTAGATATGCCTACACAAACAACACCTTTTCAAGGCACTAAATTTTATTTAGGCACTGGTCTAACCGAAGGTAAAGCAGTCACAGCCGTAACGGTTAAGCCTAATGCAACCATTACATCAGCAGGGCATGGTGCCAAAGTAGGGGATTTTATTAAGCTAACTGGTTTAGGTGCGCTTGATGGATATTACCCTGTAAAAGCCGTTGCCAATGACTTAATTACACTTGCAGATGAAGTTGATTGGACAAGCCAAGATGCGCCTTCCAGTTACGCGGCAGCTAAAGTTGCTACCGTGAAATGGTCATCTAATTTCTGTGCGATTAAGCAGATTGAGGGTGATGGCGACACATTAGGTGAAGAAGATATTACAACCATGTGTTCTGAAGGTACTGAAACAGAAGCAGGTGAGATTGAGTATGGCTCAATTAAATTAACATTCTTCTATGCGCCAGGTACCGCAATGCAAGCTGACTTGCGCAAGAAGTTTTATGCTAAAGAAACCTTCCCTTGGATGATGATATTGAAAAATGATCAAGGCTCTCTTTACGGCACAGGATTTATCCAAACCTCACCAAATTTCAGTGGTGAAGTAAAAGGTAAATTTGAATCTGGTGTAACGATTAAAAAAGCAAAACGCGATTATCACTTACCAGCATAGCCGCAAAGTGCGGTGAATTTTGACCGCACTTTATAAAAACCAAAACCCCGAAAGCAGCGAACTCTCGGGGTTTTTCATTCCATCAATACGAAAAAAGGAATCATTGTGGATGCAAGTATTTTAAAAGTTCTTTTAAAGATAATCAAGGAATTGCTTATGAAATATTCAATTTGGCAAATCGCTTTTGCTTTCTCCATACCTATATTCTTTTGGGTATCTGCTGATTTATTAAGAGCAATTATTGAGCTCATTCAATTGTTTAATTAAATAAGGATAAAAAATAATGAATTTACGCGAAAAACTTTTAGCCAATAAGCCTAAAATTACCCAAATTGCAATAAACGGCGAGAATTATTATATCCGTGAGTTTACTGTTGGTGAAATGAACAAAGCCTTATACGGTCAGCAACAAGAATTAGTCCGCATTGCTGAAAGTCAAGGCATTACGCTTGATTTTAGCGATGAAGATACCCTAACAGAGCAATTAGCCAAAGTTTACGACAAGCACAAGCTAACTCGCACAATTGCAATGCGTTTATGCGATGAAAACGGTGTAAACCTATTCAATGCCGAAGATGAAAACGATTTAGAGCAATTAGCACAGCTAGATAAAGCGGTTATTGAGCAGCTTAACCAGGCCATTATGGACGGTGAACCAAAAAACTCACCAGCCGAAGAAAGTTCCAAATAAACCTGTCACTTTCACTCGGCAAAACGCTAGAAGAAATTGAGCAGATGCCGGAAAGCCATTTACAGGAATACCGCCTATTTTATGAAGAACAACCGTTCGGCTTATGGCGTGATGATTATCGCTCGGCTCAAATTTCGCACGTTTTAGCAATGGTAAATCGTGATCCGAAAGGCAAACCGCCAGAGCTATCAGACTTTATGCCTTTTTACAAAGATAAAAAAGAAGAAGAGTTTGATGACGGTTCTGCTGAATACTTAGCAAATAGATAACTGGAGTAAAAATGGCAGGCTCATTAGGACACTTGAATATTCAGCTTGAGTTAGATCAGGTTAAATTCCAAAGTGGTATCAACAACGCACAAGGCAGAGTTAAACGCTTTACTGATACCACTACCAAACAATTAAATAACATTGAGCGGTCGATGAATTCGCTCAATCGTGTATCTGCGAATCTTTTCAAAGCTGGTATAGCAGGATTTGGTGTAAATCAATTAAAAGGTTTTGCCGATGGATATACTGAAATTCAAAATAAATTACGATTAGTCGAAAGTGCATCAATCAGCAGCTCAAAAGGCTTAAATAACGTTTTTGATATTGCGTTAAAGACAAACCAAAGCATTAATGCGACTTCTGGTGTTTATCAACGCTTTGCCCAAAATGCCGAAACATTAAAGATTAGTCAGGCGCAAATCGCCAGTTTAACCGAAACAGTATCTAAAGCTGTTGCGGTATCAGGTGCAAGTGCTGGTGCAGCCGATGCGGCATTGACACAGTTCGGGCAAGCTCTCGGAAGTGGAATTCTTCGTGGCGATGAATTCAACTCTGTAATGGAGCAGACACCGGCATTAGCAAAAGCGATTGCAACAGGTTTAGGTGTTACCACTGGCGAGCTTCGCAATATGGCAAAAGAAGGCAAACTAACAATGGATGTTCTTATTCCTGCGTTAGAGCGAGCCAAAGCGTCGGTAGATGACCAGTTTAATACCCGTATTCTTACCATTTCAGCAGCCTTTGAAAATCTAAACACCTCAACCGTCAAATGGATTGGTGAATTAGATAAATCAACAGGAGCGAGTGAGGCGTTTGCTAAGGCTATTAACGAAATCGCCAATCACTTAACTATCGTGGCGAGTCTTGCAGCAGGAGCGGGCGTGATTTGGAGTGTTGGAAAAATCCGCACTTGGATTGCAGCAAGTATTCAAGCCTCTGCTGCTATGTCTGCTCAAGCAGCTGCAACAAGAAATCTTACTGCTGCACAGCAGGCTTTAACCGCAACCGGAAAAGGCTTAGGTGGTGCATTAGGTTTTGTTGGTGGCCCACTTGGCTTATTAACTCTAGGCTTATCCGCTGGCGTTGGCGTATTCCTAGACTACCAACAAAAAACAGAAGCCGCTAGACAAGAGCTGTTATCCTTTGCCGATTCGCTTGACGTAACGACTGGTAAATTAGCCAATATTTCTGCCGCAGTCCTTGACGGGATGAAAGCTAAATTAGAGCAATCAATCATCGCACAAAAGGACGAAATTAAGCGATTAGAAGAAGAGTACGAAAAGCTCAATAGAATAATCGAGCAAGGCAAACAAATCGCACAGCAAAGCGGAAAAGCGGAAGATTCAGTGTATTTGAGTGCGTTGGCAAAAGCAACACAAGATTTGGCGATTAAAAAAGCCGAATTGGCGAAGGCGAACGAAAAACTAACCAAGTCAGAAGATGATTTAAAAACAATCATTGGACAGGTTCCCGTTGCTGAATTTCACGATAAATTAAGAAGTCTATTGCCGACCTTGGATATGTCTAAGGTTAACATCGACAACATCGGCTTTTCTCTCGATGATTTAAACCGCATTTTCCCAAGTGCGGAAAGCGGTGCGGCATCTATTACAAGTGCAGTTGAGCGAATGGGTGCGATGGCTATCTTGGTAGCTAGTCAATTTAACGCTCTAGGCTTTAGTGTTCAAAATGCTTTAAGCGATAAGGCGACCAAGTTAATTGAGCGGAATAATCGTCAAATCGCAATCAATAAAGAGAAAGATCCAACCAAGAAACGCAGACTACAAGCTGAAGATAATGCGTTAAATAGCGGTTTTGAAAAAGATTCTGCTGATTTTTCTGCGGTGGTTGATAGCAACTTTGCCTTATTAGGTTCTCAAGCTGAGATTAAAGCGGCCAAAAAAGCTAAAAAATCTGGCGGTTCCAAAGTTGATTATGTCAAGCAGTACACTGACCAACTTAGCGAGATGGAACGCAGACTTTCAGAAATTCGAGCAAATGCTCAAGATATTTCTGTATTCGGTCAGATTAGCCAGTATCAAGAGTTAAATAAAATCACTCAAGATATTGCGGCAAATGGCGAGAAATATGCTCATTTCGGTGCAGATGGATTAGCTAAGCTTAAAGATATGGCAGCTCAAATTGATGCTGCACAACAAGGCGTGGCAATCGCACAATTTACCTATGACAATGGCGAAAAACTGCGAGCAATGGAGTTTGAGCTTGAATTGCTTGGAAAAACAAGACAAGAGCAAGAATTAATCCAATACAATCATCAATTAGACCTTGAGGCGGCTCGATTAAAAATCGGAATGTCGCAAGAAAACATCGCTAAGCTTGATGAAGAAATTGCAAAACTGAAAGAGCGTAGAGCGGTTATTCAGGAAACTGAAAATAAGAGAAAATCAGATCCAATCGCTGGCATTAAAGACGGTGTAAACCAAATTCAAGACACTGTTGGTGACGTGGCTGGAAATATCTCTCAAATCACTCAAAACGCTTTCAATGGGATGTCTGATGCTTTAACTGACTTTATCATGACGGGTAAAGCTGACTTTAATTCCCTAGCAAAATCAATCATCAAAGATATTGTTCAAATGACGACAAAAATGATGATTTTTGCATCAATTAAGGCAGCGTTAGAAGGAACATCTTTTGGCAAAATTCTCGGGTTCTCTGGAGGTGGCTTAGTCCCTGAATCAAAATATACTGGCGGACTTGTTGGATTTGATGAAGGGGGATTTACTGGTATAGGGGGGAAATATACTCCAGCTGGTATTGTACATAAGGGAGAATACGTAATAACAAAAGAAGCCACTGCTCGTTTGGGTCGTGGCTTTTTAGATCATCTTAATTACGGTTCTGTTCGTCGTGGTTTTGCTAATGGTGGTGGAGTCGGTGTACCAAGATTGCCAACTATGGCTTATCAACCTAAATCATCAGGGGATATAGCGGTTAAGGTGATTAATAACGGTGAACCGATGGATGCAACGGTAAGCCAACAATCAAGAAATGGACAGCTTGAAATCACCGTGGAATTAGTACGACAAATTGCGCAAGCAGAAGCGGGAACAATGTTGCAGAAGAATATGCGCCCTGGTGGATTGTTATCTTAGGAGTAAACATGGCATTAAAAACATTATCTTGGTGTCCTCAGCCTAAATACACTGTAGAGGAAGAACCTAGACGAAAAGTGATTAATTTTGGCGATGGTTATCAACAGCGGATGGTGGACGGACTAAATCCGCTGCTTCGCAAATTTAACCTGACATACAAGCTCAATCACAAAAGTGCGGTCGAATTTGACCGCTTTTTAACATCGCATGGTGGCGTCACGGCATTTTTCTTTCGTGAATACGAAAATGGCGATTTAATCAAAGTCGTTTGCCCGAAATGGTCAAAAACCGTCACTAAAAGACACACGGAAATCAGCTGCACCTTTGAAGAAGTGGTGTAGTTTTTAGATAAAAAAACAAACCCCGAACACTCGCAATGTTCGGGGTTTTTATTTACCCCTTATTCCAAGTTTAACCAACTAAGGAGCAATTTTGATTAAGTA